TTGCCTGATTTGATTAATAAGGCTGAAATCGTATTAGAGCAAGTAAGAGCGGATTTAATCGCTTTAAAGACATCTAAACCACTAAAGAAAGAAGCTAAAAAAGATAGATCAGATGGTATTAAGATGATTTCATTACAAATAGAGCAGATTGATAGTATTATAATGGGTTGTATTGAGAGATATAAAGCAAGTAATACGCATACTCAACTATTAGCAGACTTTAGGGTATTAAATGAGGTGCTAAAGCTTAAGAAATGAGTTTAATAGGGTTGTTATTTACCTTAATATTAATTAGAATTATAGTTAAGTTTATAAGTAAAAATATCCAATAAACAAAATTTATTTTTAAAAGGGGGTTTAATTACCCTCTTTTTTTTGTACATTAGTTATATCCAACTACAAGCCGTATATCTAAAAATATGGCAACAATAATAAATAGTACAGACGGTATAGAGGTTACCGATAACGGTGGTAGTGTTTACTTTATCAAGTATGATAATGTTAAACTTCTTAAATCAGAAACAACTTTAAGCATTTACGATAACTCAGAAAGGAGATCAGGAGCTAACGCATTACGGTTTACTAGTGCTGAGGTAACTAATCCAGCTACAGCTAACGTAGATGCTCTTTATTTATCAATTAGAAACTTTATAGATTAATGGCTACAATTACAAATTTAACTAGCGGTATAGAGGTAGACTTCGGAGGGGCAGTTACTTATATCAAACACAATAATGTTAAACTTCTTAAAAGAGGTACTAACATTAATATTTACGATGATTCAGATGATGACGGTAACCAAAGAGGGCAAGTATATATAACTATTCCATTTAGTGAGGTTACAAGTCCTGTTACTGCTGATATTGATGCACTTTATACAGCTGTTAAAGGTTATATAGATGTTTCTAGTGGTGGTGGTGGTACTGATGCTAATGCTGTTCATGTTAACGCTGCTAACGAGATTACAGGAATAACAGAAAAAACAAGTGTAGATAATCAGGATGAGTTTATTATAGAGGATAGCGAGGCTAGTTATGTTAAAAAAAGCATTACTAGAAAGAATATTGTTAAACCTATTGTAAATAGTACAACAACTACAGCTACATTAACTCCTAATATTGATGAGTATGAGCAAGAGGATATAACAGACTTAGCTAGTGCTTTAACAATAGCAGCTCCAACAGGTACACCATCAACAGGAATGAAGTTAGTTATTAGAATAACAGATGATGGAACTAATAGAGCTTTAACATGGAATGTTATTTATAGAGCTATTGGAATTACTTTACCATCAACAACAACAGCTAATAAGATTTTATACATTGGTTGTATTTATGATGAGGCTGGTAGTAAGTGGGATGCTGTAGCAGTTAAAGAAGAGGTTTAAAAAGTAGTAATAATAAGTATTAAAAATTAAAAAAAAGTGATAACAATAATTAGTAAAATAGAATTAGAGGGTACTGATAACTTAAAATATACTGATGTTGGTTACACTACTGAGGTAAGCTTAATAAATCAGATTAATGAGGCTTATGATGTTTCTTTAGGTGTTTTTTTAGGTGAGAATAGAACCAAACTAGAGATAGGTGAGGTATCAATAAGTACTTTTTTTAGTGGTGTTAGCTATGTTAATGAAGCTAGAACAGAGGTAGAAAGTGTAGAGGGTTTAAGTCTTATTGAAATCACTAACGTAAATCAATTATAATGGCTGTACCAACTAAAGGAAATACTACAAGTGCTAACCCAACTCCAGGAGCTAACTTTAAAACACAAAACCATACTCAAAATGTTGGTGATAATGGTTTAATAATAGCTCAGTTTACTATGAGTAATGCTAGAACTTACACTAGTTGTACTTATGGCGGTGTTGCAATGACTCAGTTATATCAGATTAATAGAAGTGGCTTATCTCAAAGAATGGCTTTTTTTTACTTAGAGAATCCACCAACAGGTACAAATCAATTAAGAGTTAATTTTAACGGCTCACAATGGAATCCTATATCTATGCATATTAGGAGCTTTACTGATTGCGGAGGTGTAGGAGCATCTACAAGAGTAGGAGGTCAATCTACACCAAATAACGGTAGTTTAACTGTAGAGGATGACTCTTTAATAATGACTACTTCATGCTCAATTAACGCTATACTAACTCAACAGATACCAACAGGAACTAACAGAACTTTTACAACTCATAACACTAATAGACAAGTGGCAACAGGTGCTATATCTGCTGATGCTGGTCATAGTGCTGGTTCTATATCATTACGAGCTACTTCTACATTTGGCAGTTTATCATTAGATAGAACAGAAATACTAGGTTTAACTAATACGGTTGATACTTCAAGCGGTGACTTTTTTATGTTAATGTAATATGGAGAGCGTTTTAAAAGTATTAGCTGAGAATTTAGAAAGTAGTTTAGTATCTGCTTTAGTTATATTGTCTTTATCTTTTATGTGGATATTTAAAAAAAGTATACCTACATGGGTAAATACTTTTTTAAGTGTAAAGCATAAACTAACAATCAAATCTTTAGAACATCACGATGTTTTTAATACCTGTGCAAGGGTTGAGAAAGAAGTATCTTTTATGAAGTTTTATACTCATGGTGAATATGACATTTCTAAGAGTAAAATGTGTAAAGACTTTGTAAAGTATAAAATTAAAGTTTGTTCAGAAAGTTTTAACAACATACTAAAGGATGATATTGAAAAAATGAATCCTGATGAGTTTAAAATGTACATTATAGAAGCTCAGACTCAAATGCATATTAAATATATTGGTGCTATTGTAGATGAGTGGAGAGAAAAGGGTATTTCTGAGGATGATATTAAGTACGTTATTGAGTTATTTGAGAAGTTTAGGTATGATGTTGTAAAGGCTTTTGAGTATAGAATCAATTCAATATTTAGTACTACCAGCCATAAGAACAATATAAGACGGCTTTTGGCTATCTTTGAGATGTGGGCTTTTGGTATTGATATGCTTCCTAGAGATATGCAAACAACTTTTGAAACTTTAAACGGTAGATTTAAGGAAATAAAGTACTAAGTAAGTCCTTATTTAGAATCAATCTAAATTATTTTAGTATATTTAAATTATGGCTGATTACAGTAATATAATAGATGAATTACAGATAATAGCTAATGCCTTTGATGATGTTAGCTATTTTCTTTATAACAGGGTTAGCGCAGTTAACGGAACACAAAACGCTAAAGGCTATCCATTAATTTTAGTAAACTCTACTCCTAACACTATACGAGGTGATATTAATAATTCTTTTTTACCGAATAATAAGCGTTTTACCTTTGATGTATTTTGCTATAATTTGCGAAATAGAGATGTACAGGCAGTTAAGACGTTACAAAAAAGTCAAGCGGAGGTAGATGCTATTTTAGACAAATATATAGCTGAGGTTATTAATAGAAATATATCAGGAGATAACGGCTTTAGTATAGTAGAGTTTAACACTATAGGCGGTTTTATGGCTCATGATGTTCACAATGATAAGTTAGTAGCATCTAAGTACTCAATAACAATAGAATTAGATTCGAATTGTGTAACTGGTATATTTAATTACTAATGCTAGACTTTTCTAAGGTAGAAAATATGATAATAAAGGCTTTGCAAACTGAGTTAATCGGGCAAGGTCATAAAGCTACTGGTGAGTTAATTAGCACTATGGAGGGTAGGACTATGCAACTACCTGATAGTTTAGTTATTGAGATACTAATGCAAGATTATAGCAAGTATGTTAATGATGGTAGAAAAGCCGGAGCAAAGAAAGTACCTATAAGCGTTTTAGTAGATTGGATAGAGCGTAAAGGTATAGCTAGTGGTGATAAAGAAGTAAAGAATATGGCTTTTGCTATTCAGATGAGCATATTTAAAGAGGGTTCACCAACTCAAGGCAGTTTTAAGTTTAGTAATAACGGTCGTAGGGCTGGTTTTATAGACTTTGTAATACTTACTGAGATTAACCCAATAGTAGAGGCTTTAGGCAGAGAAGTGTTTAGAAACGTAGATGATATAGTAACTGATATAGTTCAAGACTATAATAAAGATAATAAGTAATGGCAATAAGTTTAGTAACAGCTCCAACATCACCAGCACTAGCCTATAGTCCTGTGGTGTTTCAATTAGATAGTAATAATGCTGACATAGTACATCTAATAATTGAAACCGTAGTATCTTATGATGGCGGTACTGTATTTTTAAGAAAGTCAGCAACTAGCGTACAACCTAACTTAGGTACTACTAATGAGTTTACTTTTGATATATCGGATGTGTTAAGTGTTAATATTGACTTTTTATTAAAAACATTAGGAGGTAGTACAGTTACAAAAACTGAGGATAGTGTTATTTTTATAATAAAAGCCTACGAGGTAACACAAAACCCAACAACAGGATTATTAGAAACTAATTACGATCCAGCGGATGCAAACAATACTAATTTTAATTACCAAAGTTCTACTTTTACTGGTTTTAATTGGAGTGAGAGCCATTTTGATCTTAATA